TCACTCGGCATACGCCACACGGATCAAGGCAGCGTACGAGCCACCGTGCCAGGCGTGCATCGTCATTGACCACGGGCGGCACGAGGTGACGAAAGCCATGCCGATTTATTGCGACCGTGACCTGCGTACGCAAAAGGCTTGACGCATGGAATACGAATTGACTCACGAGTATCTCGCCGACGCACGCCAGCGAGCGTACCGCTACCAAGGGCAGTGGACCGGCACGGCAGGCTCGCTCGCGGCAGACGTGGCACGACTTCTCATTGAAAGGAAAAAGATGCAAGGATTTATTACGGATTTGCAGGACACCAACGCACAGATGCGAGCAGCCGTAGAGACTCGCCTGTCTGGCGGCTGCTGCGACGGTGGCAAGTGCCACGCACCGGCAGACGAGGCACCAGATCGGTGGAAGGAAATCACGCAGGCGAGTGCCGAGAAGTACGCCGCAGAGCGCGAGGAAACGGTGCCGGCTGATTGGATTCTGCAAGGGCAGAAGGAGATGGAAGCCTCGACGGACGACATCCGGTGGACGGGTGACAGCATCCTCGCTTCGCCGCCTGACGGACTGCGAGAGGAACCGACAGCGAGCACGCCAGCCGAGCGGCTGCTGCTGGAAGCACTCGCTGTGATTCGTGACCGTCGTCCCAAGTACGGCGGGCCACGGCATCACTTCCGAAGGACTGTCGGCATGATCAACGCCGCTTTCTCCGAGGTGCTAAAGCGACCGCTGACCGAAAGCGATTGGGCGATCTTCATGACATTCGACAAGGTGGCACGGTTTCTCGGTCCAAACAAGACCGCAGATGGGCCGATTGACCTGGCTGGATACGCTGCCTGCCTCGCAGAGTGCGAGTCGGCAGAGCCGGTCTAGAAAGCCGCCCAGCCGCCCTAGTCTGGCGGCATGGTTGCTGACGCTCCACTCGCTGCCGCTGCGCCGTTCAATGACATCGCGTCAAAGGTGTCTGCGTTCCTTGTGACGGCTCGCGTGTCTGCCAGGGACGGTCTGACGTGGGGCGAGTTCGGGATGCTCGTCGCTGCACTCGTGCGGCTGACTGTCGAGACGCTCGACTCAACCAAGACGCTGACGGGCGAAGAGAAGCGAGCCATCGTGCTTGAGGCTGTCGGCGTGCTGTTCGACTCGGTCGCCGTGCTGTGCGTGCCGTATGCGACGTACCCGTTTTGGTACATCGTTCGCCCAGCCGCTCGCTCGCTGGTCGTCGCTATCGCCGCTGGAACCATTGAGACTCTCCTACCGCTACTGAGGAAAAAGTGATCACAGCGTTACTCGTCGCGTTCGCGGTCTACGTGCTCGCGGGCAAGCAGATAACCGAGAAGGTGCAGGCGTGGTACGCCACGGCACACATGCCAACCATCGACGGCAAGCACGTCGCCGCCGTGGCCTTGCTCGTGGCTGCTGCGATTGCGTTTGCACCGCATCGACAAGCACCCTCCCCCACACCTGCACCAGTGCCACCGGATGCGTTCTCGCTTCGCGGAAAGTTCGTCGGTCCAACTGCCGCAGAAGATTCTTCGATCATGGCAGAACTCTGCGGCTCTCTCGCAGATTGCATCGAGTACGACGGAAAGAACGACCAGAGACTCAAGACAGGCGTCGCGTTCGATGACTTGCGGATTGCCGCCCGCGAGATGCGTTGCAAGGGCGAGAGCATCGGTGCTCGCCAGCCGCAAGTGCGTGATGCCGTCCATCGGTTCTTGGATGACGCCGTTGGCTCGTCTGGCGGTCCTGTGACGCCCGAGAGTCGAGCAGCGTGGGTGGCTGCACTCCGTGACCTGTCGAGGGCTGCAGCCGATGTCACGCGCTGATCGCTGGTCACTGTCTGCCGTATCGTTCGTCGTCGTCATGGCGATTCTCGGCGTGCTGGTCGAGCGTGCCACTCGCCGCACGGCTGACGCCATTGACGCACGGTTTGGCTACACGCCTGATCCTGTCGGTACGCGACAGTTTCTTGCTGAACTGGACCAGCCGCTTTTCTCTGACGCTGGCAAAGACGTCATGCAGAAGGCGCAGCAGAAGGACACGTTTCTTTATCGCCACGCCGACCGGGCACACCGTGAGGTCTACGGCAAGCCATTCGGCCCGTGGAAGCAGGGGATAGGTGACTGCGTAAGCTTTGGTTGGTCGATGGGAAGTTACGTCGGGCAGTGTGTGGATTGGGCAGAAGGCGAATTGCCCGAGCCGCCGAAGCTTGTGGCGACCGAAGCGATCTACAGTGGATCAAGGACCGCCGGGCGTCTACCGCCGGTCAGCCAGGCGGGCTACTCAGACGGCTCCTACGGTGGTGCAGCTGCACGCTGGGTGGCAGGGAAGTGTAAAGACCCGAGCGTAGGCGGCATCCTCTTTCGCCAGCAGTATCCCGGTGCCGATCTGACAACGTACAACCCGAGCCGTGCGAAGGAGTGGGGAAACCTTTTGTGCGGTGGCGGGCAAGTGGGCCTTGCCCTTGCAAAGCTTGCAAACAAGCACACAGCCAAGAACGTCGCGCTTGTTCGCACGTTTGATGAGGCGGCGGCGAGCATCGAGTCAGGCTATCCAGTGCCGGTCTGCTCTGGCGTTGGCTTCTCGTCGCAGCGAGACGCTGACGGCTTCGCACCTCGAAGCGGATCGTGGGCGCACTGCATGTGCTTTATCGGCGTGCGGTATGCCAAGAACGAGGGCAAGCGTGACGGGCTGCTCTGCATCAATTCTTGGGGCGTGTTCAATGCTGGTCCGAAGTGGCCCGCCGATCAGCCTGACGGCTCTTTCTGGGTGAGCCGCGAGACGGTTGACGCGATGCTCTCGGGGCAAGACTCCTTCAGCATCTCGGGCGTGAACTTCCGCTATCGGAATCTGGATCACGGCAACTGGCTGCAACCTGTCCCTCCAGAGGCTCGCACGCCGTCGCCAGCTCGGCTCATCGCAGACACGTTCCATCTCGCACAGTAGGAGTTTCTATGTCGTTGCTCTTGTGGCTCGCATTCGGTGCCGTCGCTGGCGGTATCGCCAAGTGGGTGATGCCGGGACGCTGCCCTGACGGCTGGGTGCCGACCATCGGGCTCGGCATCGTCGGCTCGCTCGCTGGCGGTCTTCCGTTTGGCGATGCTCCTGCTGGTCTCATCGGCAGCGTGATCGGTGCCTGCGTCGTGATGTTCCTGTACTCGCTGTGGAGCGTGGACCGATGACCAAAAGAGAAATCCAATCCGCCGTCGTCGTGGGCCTGGTTGCCGTGATGCTTACTTGGTGGGCAGCGACATCGGATTACTCGCCCGTGAAGCCTGAGCCCGCCCGCCCGGTCCTGCGGTTGATTCAGCGGCTCGCCCGCCTTGGGCTGTGGGCGATGATGTTTGCCGAGCCGCCACCGGCAGAGCAGGCGTACGTCGTCCACGCTCGCGTCGATGCCGATGGGCACAGAGTTCTCAACCACGGGCAAGGATGGTGACGCATGTGGCAATGGCTGCTATCCGTACTGGCGTCGCTCGCCGCTGACCCGGCACAGATTGACCGAGAGGCTCCCAGAGCCTCGGCGGCTGTGTCGGCAGCGTATGCCGTGACGGCTGTCGAAAAGGCTCCACAGCCCACGCCAGAGCCGCCCAAGCCGGGATGCTGCACCGACTGTGGCGGGCGAGGCTACATCGTCCACGGCGACGGGCACCGGACTGCTTGCCCGTGCCCAGCGACGTGCCGCTGTAAAAACCCGCCCGGCGCGTCGCTCACGCCTGCTGCACCTGCTCGGCCTGCGGGCGGGAGGTGACGGTGAGTGACGCGCCGGCTGGGATGCTGCCGCACCTCCGCAGCCGGTTGCGTGCTGAAGTTGGGCCACGAGCCGTCAAGGCTGGGCGTGCGTTCGATGAGTTCGTGGACGCTGTCTGTCGCTGCTGGAATTGCGAGCACTGGACGAAGCTGGCACGCTCGCAGCCCGAGTCGGAAATGGCTGCGGTGAAAGACGCCAAGGTGCTGATCGCCAAAGTACGCGAGGACGTCGAGGCTATGTGGGGCGACTCGCCAGAACTGAAGGCACTCTACTCGGACGTCGGCACTGACGCCGTCGAGTCGTTCGCTCGCCTCTGGTTTGAGAGCATGACAAATCGCACATGGATGAGGCAGGCGTGCCGGGAATCCCGAAAGGCTTGACACCCTCGCCAGACTTGCACGCATGGGCGAGGTTCAGCGATCACTACTGAGCGATGACGAGTTGCCGCCGCCGAAGGGGCAGAAGCGACGCATGCCTGAGCGTCTGTCCCCACAGATGCGGAAGTGGCTGACCAAGCTGGCTCGCGTCGGTGCTCGCATCACTTGGACGATTGAACTGCTCTACGATCCGAGCAAGGGCGGGCAGGGCGAGTTGTGCCAGAGGGCACGGGCTGGCGA